GACAATGAAAACAGATATAACACCCAAAGAAAAAGCCGAAGAGCTTATCGCCAAATTTTACACCATCAATGCGGAAACGGTTGAATTGGTAGATGGAGATTTTGATATAATTCATTCACTATCGGAAGACGATGCAATCAAATGTGCGAGAGTTGCAGTATATGAAATACTTGATCATTGCACAGAAGTCAGCAAATACTATTGGTTGAAAGTTCTTCAAGAGTTAATCCCAAACGGAAATGAAGATCAGGGTTAAACACAGAAACACAGATATAGAACTTGAGGACATTAAGACCATCAATCACAATCTTGATATCATCAGTTTAATCAAAGCCATCTCACAACAGATTCAAGAAATAATCAAAGCAGAAAATGAAAACACCAATTGACCGCTTGGTTGAACACCTACGCACAGAATACCCGGATTTGGATATCAGTCCGCATATGGTGTTTAACTTCAAACAACTGGAAAAGATGGAGCAACAACTGGCATACAATGCCGGGTTTGCAAACGCTAAAAAAATCTATCAAAAAGAAGAGATATGAATGTTACCAAAGAACTTGTGAGACAATTGCTTGAGCAATACCCACAGACAAGAGACAATGACAACCTTTTGATGTCAATGATTTGGCGAAGCGAATCAAATCTGTTCAACTTCTTCCATCGTTTGGAATCAGGTAAGTTAACACCAGCGGAAACCATCCGCAGATGCCGTCAACGGTTGCAGTTAGATGATCCCGAATTGCGAGGTGAGACCTATGAGCTGCGACAAAAACACCAAGCAAAAGTGAAAAAAGAATTGGGATATAAAGTTTAGTTGTAGTATATTTGTTGTGTTAACGGAATGTCGCATATTCCAAAGTTACAAAGATTTTTACCCCATTAAGTTTGTGTGCAATGCGACTGCCACTTACTTTTTGGGGTTTTTTATTTATGAAATTTTTAGAAAAAGATTTGGAACAAATCATCTTTGAATCTGGAAGGGATTCATTAAGAGAAAAAGGCTTGTCAATTGAAGGCAAACTATTTAGACAATTAAGAATTGGCAATTATGGGATTGCTGATTTGGTGGAATTTACAAGACCAATGTATGACGGACCTAATCGAAAGTATTTTGTTCCTGGTCAAATTACAATTTATGAATTAAAAAAAGAGCAAATCGGAATTGCTTCGTTTTTGCAATCCTTAAATTATGTTAAAGGAATTCAGCGGTATTTAGAAAAAAAAAGTAAGCAAGATAAATACGTTATAAATCTTGTAATTATTGGTAAGGAATTAGATACAACAGGTTCATTCTGTTTTATTAATAATTTGTTATCTATTAACAACGATTATTTTGATTTAGAATCAAACCTTACTCAATCAGGTTCAATATGTTTTTTTACATATGAATATACTTTGGATGGTTTGAAGTTTAATTATGAAAGTGAATATGTTAAAACTAATGAAGGTTTTTAACTATGGCTATTTTTAGAAAAATACACACCTCATTTTGGAGTGATCCATTTATTCAGGATCTTGACAATGACCATCGTTTATTCTATTTGTACTTATTGACAAATGAACGCACAAAGCAATGTGGCATTTATGAAATCAGTAAAAAACAAATGTCATTTGAACTTGGATACAGTATAGATAAAGTATCTAAACTCCTTGCATACTTTATAAAAGTTGGGAAAGTTCTATATTCAGAAACAACAAAAGAGATTGCCTTAAAGAACTGGATGAAATACAACGGTTCAACATCGCCAAAAGTTGCAAGTTGCATAAAATCAGAACTTTGTCTTGTGAAGGATAGAGTATTGATAGAGTATGTAAACGGTATGTATACTGCATCGCAAGAAGAAGAAGAACAAGAAGAAGAACAAGAACAAGAAAAGAGATTCCAAAAACCGACCATTGAAGATGTTAAAACTTATATGAAAGAACAAGGAATGAATGACATCTCCGAAAGATGGATGTCTCATTACGAATCAAACGGTTGGTTAGTTGGTAAAAACAAAATGAAAGATTGGAAAGCATCCGTGAGAACTTGGAAATTAAATAATCTTCAAACCGAGGAAATCAAAACAAACAAACCTAAAATTGCAACCCTATGAACACAGAAAGAATCATCCTATCCAATATGCTGTTTTACGATGACGCAAAACACTTCTTACCAAGAATAAACAAGAACTGGTTTACGGATTCAATGTCAGCCAAATTGATTGAGGTTATGACAGAGATGTACTACAACAACGAAGCCATTGACTATGTGAGTTTATCCAAACACTTTGACCGAGTGCAAGTGATTGAGATTATCCAACTTCAACAACAGGCATCCGGCATCACGGACATCAAACCACACTTGATGCAATTGGAACACGATTACATCAAAAAGCAAGTTGTTGAAGGTGTTTTGTCTTTGGATGTTACAAAGGAATTGAATGAGCTTGTTACCGACATACAGAATGTAGTTGAACGCACAACCTTCTCAACCCATAAAGAACCATCCAGTATTGTGAAGGTGACCAACAAGGTCGTTGATCAAATTGTATTCAATGCACAGAACGGTGGAAACTTAACGGGTAAGCAAACCGGATGGAGATTCCTTGACAAGTACATTGGTGGATACAACGAAGGGGATTTGATTGTGGTTGCTGGTAGACCGGGAATGGGAAAGACGGCAATTGCTTTGACCTTGACAAAGGAGTTTGCACAGATTGGTGGGAAGGCTTTGTTCATTTCACTTGAGATGTCCAATGAGCAACTTGCAAAGAGATACATTTCTTTGATTGGAGACATTGCCAATTGGAAGATTCGCAACGGACAATTGAGAGAGAATGAAATCCTTCAGGTTTGTGACATTGCCAACAGACAAACGATTGAGTTCTTTATTGATGATGATGTAGATTCTCGCATCGGACAAATCAAAGCGAAAGCAAAACTTCACAAATCAACGAAGGGATTGAACTTGCTTGTGATTGACTACATCCAGTTGATTAAAGGGACAAAGACAAACCGTGAACAAGAGATTGCAGAGATATCACGCACATTAAAACTCCTTGCAAAGGAACTCAAAATCACGGTGATGATACTTGCACAATTATCACGCAAGAGTGAGGAGAGAGCAGACAAAAGACCGATGTTGAGTGACCTTCGGGAGTCAGGTGCAATTGAACAAGATGCCGACATCGTGATGTTTCCATTTCGTCCGATGTATTATGAGCAAGAGAAACCCGAAATGGAGGAAGCGGAGTTGATCATCGCAAAGAACCGCAACGGAGAGTGCGTCACAATACCGACATACTTTGAGGGAATGTATACCAGTTATAAGGAGAAGATATGAGAAAGATTAAATTATCAAATGCAATCATTGAAGATGAATACACAAAATATGTTTGTGAATCATTTGACATTCAAGACATAACAAAAACGCTTGTTGAAATTCCAATAAATTTAGATGAGTGCAAAAATTTTGATTGGCAGATTGGCGTTGTTTATGGTGGAAGTGGAAGTGGTAAAACAACGATACTCAAACATTTTGGCACAATCAAAGAAGTTGAATTTGATTCCAAAAAAGCATTGATTTCAAATTTTCATTGGTTATCTCCAAGTGATGCTTCAATACTTTTGGGTGCTATGGGATTGTCCAGTATTCCAACTTGGTTAAGACCATTTAAAGTGTTGTCAAATGGGGAACAATATCGTGCAAAATTGGCTTATTTGATAGGGAGTGCAAAAGAGAATGAAACAATTCTTGTTGATGAATTCACAAGTGTTGTTGATCGTGAGGTTGCAAAGGCAATGTCGTTTTCATTGCAAAAGTATATTCGCAAAACCAATAAAAAAATCATTGTCGCAAGTTGTCACTTTGATATAATGGAATGGTTGATGCCAGATTGGACATATTCACCATTGAAGGAGCGTGTTGAAAGACACGACTATCTTCGGCAAGGAAGACCAAAAATTAATTTACAAGTTAGTCGGTGCGAATCAAAAACTTATGACTTGTTCAAAAAGCATCACTATATGACAGAGGCAGTTAACAAAGCGTTTAAATTTATTTTGTTTGAATGGAATGAAAAACCGATTGCAATAGCGGTGATTGGTATGCAAACATCCGGTGGCATATCAAATGCTTATAGAGATAGCCGGATTGTAGTTTTGCCAGATTATCAAGGGTTGGGTATTGGAACAAGTATCAGTAATTTTATTGGAGGTATTTGTAAAAACATTGGGTATCGTTATTTTACAAAAACCATTCATCCAGCATTGGGAGAATATAGGAATATGAAAATATCACTTTGGAAGCCAACGATGTACAATGGTAAGCAACGAGAGAAAAAAAGAGAGGATAAAAAATATTTAAACTATCAATTTAGAAAATCATATTGCCACGAATACATTGGTGATGCAATAGATGGATATGATGAATTATTACAATCAATTGCAATTATGAGAGATTTAAAACAATACAAATTATTATGAAAATAATTGACTACCGCAGATTCAACCAACTGCGAACAAAAGCAAAAGAATTGCCAATGTACAAAGAATTCATCTCACTCGTTGAAAAGGACAAGAAGGTGCAATGCTATAACACTCTCCAAGATATGCTGTTAGATGCGTTCAAATGGGATAAAACGCCACAAGGTCACGAGTATTGGCAATCCGTCTATGATTCAATTGTACTTGCGGAACATCCAAAATGCCCAAAGTGTAATCAACTTGGGAAGGTGTGGTTGCTGAAAACCGTAAACAAGCACAAGTGTAACAAATGCAAAATAACATTCTAATGAACCCCTATCAAGAAACCCACAACCTAAAGCAAGAAATTCGCAGATTGCGTTTACAGATTGCAGACATAACCGTCAAGCACGACAAAGAGTTAAAACGATTGAAAAAAGAAATCATTCAACCCAAGTGCGATTTGAATAGCATTGATGCTGACTGGACAGATGCAATGAGAGTTTGTTGTCAAGCCTACGATGTCACACCTGATCTCGTTATTTCATCATTGAGAAAACAATCCGTTGTGTATGCTCGTCATATGTTTTCCTTCCTTTGCCGTAAGCACTTGAAGATGACATTCTCATCAATTGGCTATATATTGGGGAGAGACCATTCCAGCGTGATGAATGCCATCAATGTCTTTGATAATTTAGTTACACACGACAAAACAACAAGACAGACATATGAAACATCCGTTCAGTTATTGGGTGATTACTTGCACCAAAGGACTCTCCAGCACGATACACATCTTGTATGAGGAAGAGCAAGTTTTGAGATGTCAAAAAAAGTACGAAAAAGATGGTTATATTTGCATTATTGAAAAGAAAAATTGAATAAAGATGCCATCATATTGGAGTTATCCAAAGCCGATTGGTTGAGGAAAGCAACCAAGAACATTGCAAAAAACAATGAGTTGGCAAGGGAGTTGTATCAATTTTACTTTTTAACAATACTTGAGAAACCTGATGAACAAATCGAGAAAATATACAGAGACGGATACATCCAGTTTTGGTCAATCCGTCTTCTTTACCTTTGTATCAACGGCAACCGGCATCCCTTTGGCGAATCAAGAATATATGATCAACACGATGTTTACGAGCTTGACTTCGCTGAAGAGATTGACTTATTGGATGAGAGAGAGCAAACGGAAGGAATTGAACTTGAACGAATCAACAAAATAAACCAAGTGACAGAATCAGCATATTTTTATGAAAGGGAGTTATTTAAACTATGGTGTTCAGGAATGTCAGCAAGGGCAATCCATCGAAAGACCGACATCTCCGTTCGTGAAGTGTTGCGAGTAATTAAACTAATGAAAGAAAGATGCATACAGAAATAATTGGAATTGCTTGTTTGGCAATCATCATCGTAAACTTTGGCAAACCAGCCGATCTATTAAAACGCTATCTCTACGGAAGCGATTATTCCAAATGGAAGCGAATGAAACCCCTTGACTGTGCTTTCTGCTTGTCGTGGTGGTTGGGCTTGTCCTTTTTCCTATACACCTACGGTTGGGTGGGGATACTTTACGCATCCATCGCCACCGTGATTGTCGCACTATTAGAAACAAAACTATGAGCAACATTGAATTTATACTATCACTCCAACCCCTTTACGATGCTTGGAAGAAAACACAAGTATTCGCACCATCACCAGAACAAGGGGCAATCCTTAACAATGTACACCGTGAAATCTTCGGAAGGAATTTACCAAATTGCAGTACTTGTGTGACCGAAGCATTGCACTCACTTTTGATATGGGCAAACCAACAACAAGAAGCCATCACCAAAGCACAACTTGCCGATGATGAGCAAAAACCAAAGAGAAGGAGAAAGAATGAGCAATGAAGAAACACACAATGACATACCTAAACCATTTCGGATATGACATAAGTGACTTCATCCCTTGTGAGGTGTGTGGAAAAACGGCAATTGACATCCATCACCTTGAGGCGAGAGGTTTAGGGGGAAGCAAGGAAGCGGACAACATTGAAAACCTGATGGCATTATGTCGTGAGGATCACATCAAGTTTGGAGATAAGAAACAATACAAGGAGTGGTTGAAATCGATTCACGAACAAAGATTGTCAATGGTAAAATAAATTCGGGATAAATTCGGGAATATGGCAATACAAGAGAAGCAACCACACGGAGGGAGTTTGACAAGACCGGAGAAAGGAGAAGTCCTAAATCCGCACGGCAGACCAAAGAAGTTGATCACCCAATTGAAAGAAATTGGATATCAAAAAAGCCAAGTTGAGGATACCGTCAATACAATGCTCACGATGTCACGCAAAGACCTTGAGAAGATAGACAAGGGTGATGAGTTCACTATACTGGAGAGAATCATTGCCGGTGCATTATTGAAATCGCACGACAAAAACTCCTTGTTCAACTTGGAGATGTTGTTAACACGATCACAAGGCAAACCAAAAGAAACGATTGACCAAACAATAGAAAGTAAGAATTTCACAATAACACTTAATTTAGATGAAAGCAAACTGGAGAGATGAGAACATCCTACCACCTGAAGATGAACGCCTTTGTGTGGTGAGTGATAACCAAGAAATCAAACACCTT